GGGAGACATCACCGACGCTCAAGCGTTGCTGCCTATTCTTAAGCAGCTTGACTTCAGCTTATGGTGACGATCCACTAGAAGGGGCATTTAAGACCAGGACACCAGTCCTGGAATTCAACTCGGAGGTCGTTATGCAAACCACAAGACGCCGCTTCAGAACTATGACGCATCCATCCAAAGTTGATTACTTCTGCACCGCCGGTTTCATCTGGTGGCGCGGTTGGTTTGTTCCACCCCCTCCTTATGAGAGCGGGTCGAACTTTCCAATGGGTTGGACAGGCATAGTATCTGAAATTAAGGATTGTCCACGTACTCCTAATTGGAGAGAAATTCTCCAAAAAGAGTATACAGTCACCCTTAATGACGTCGAGTTGGATAAGCATGAGCGTAGGATCATTAAGCCCGGCTTCGTATCTGTCGACTGTCCAATTGGACCGTTTTACAGGTACTCCGGGGATTTTGGTCCTGTGCTCTCTGAGCTAGCTCAACCACCTGTTCTTGCGATTTCAGACTCAGACTATGAATTTCATACTAGTCTGGCACTCATGAAGGCTTATGCCAAAATGAATGCGCCTCAGATCGTTGGTGGTGAGTACGTCAAGGAGTTCTCCAAGACGGTAAATATGCTCAGACGACCCTTCAGTAGTTCTTTCAAACTGCTTGGAAAAATTGCCAAGACACGTGGAAAGATACTGAAGAAGAAGGCCGTAACGGTGCGAAACTTCGCGGAAGCTAACGCTAATGCTTGGTTAGAACATCGTTACGGATGGAAGCCGATTGTCATGGATGCTAATCACGTGCTCGAAAGCATCATTGCACGTAATAACATTCATGGCTCGGTCCGAGTTGCGCGGGTTAGCTCAAAGGAATCTAATTCGGTTCCATTTGGCTTCTCCGGCAAGCACCCAGTGATAGATTTTTCACTGGAATTCGATGGTACTGTAGCTTCAGAGCTACGTGCCTCCGCTGGTGTCCTGTACCGGATTAATCCCCGGAACAGATTCAACAGAGGGCTTGAGTATTTTGGTTTTCGGACTCGAGATATTCCTGCCACTTTGTGGGAACTGACACCCTACTCGTTTGTCGTCGATTGGTTTACTAACATTGGACTCTTCCTACAGGCTATAACGCCTAACCCGGATGTTGAAATCTTGGGTAATTGGATCACAACTGTAGAGACTTCCACATTGACTTTCAATGATGGAACTCTTACATCTTGGTCCAATTTAGGAGGTTACAATGAAGGAACAGGCAATACTGGCTCGTATGTTGAAACGCGTACGAAGTACAGTAGGGCCTGTAACCAACCGTTGACATTCACCGCCTTGGTCCCTCGTGTGAACATGGGACCAATACAAGCTATCTCAGGCTTATCGCTTACGACTCAACAGCTTATAAAGCAGTTGCGTAACTTTAAGCACTGAGAAACAAGGAGAGTACTATGGGATTGAAAAATCTCGACACCCACATCTGGGTCAGTGTAACTGGCACAGGTAGCAACATCGCCTTCTCTGAAGACGGTGTTCAGATTCCGAACGGCCTTCACCTTATCTCCGCTGAGAAAGTTGCGGATATAGGGCTGCCAAAGTATACCATAACGGCTAAAACCCGTCAGGCTACTTTGGACGCGAAGACTGGAATCCTCGGGAAAGCCAAGCGTACGTTGTCTATGTCGACACCGCAGCTTTTGGCTAATGGTCGTGTTATCTTCAACACGATCCGTCTCGAGATGGAGGTCCACCCTATGTGCCCTATCGTCGATGAGACCACGCTGCGCTCTGCAGCTGCGCAGCTCATCGCGACAGTGCCCATGGAACCCTTCTGGCAGAACGGCAATCTTTCTTAACCGCCGCTCTTAATCTACCTACCAGAACAGGAGGCAGAAATGAAAAAGACCAGAAAGGGTTCCAAAAACGGGACTGATCGAGTGATGCTTAAACTCCAGGCATCACTCATCAGAGACTTCCAAGATACGATCGGTGATCCTCAGATATTTTCACACTACCGCGACCATATTCTGTCAGGTGATGTAAAGAGGATCCGATCGTATGACCCTACTCTTGAATGTGATAGTGAAAATCCATATAGCTTTAAAATGGGTTATCAGCTATCATCAACATTCAAGCGCTACAGGTTTAAAAAAGACCTGTATACGGATTCTGAACTTCAAGACATGGCTATTGCCAAGTTTCTTTCAGTTCAGGATGTATTACTTAAGCAGGACCTTTTGGTCGTCCAACCTTCAGTTAAGCTGATGTTGGATTTAGCTGCTAAGTATATCGCCCACGTACTGGGCCCGTACGACGATGAAGAACATCGTGAGCGTTGTAGGTTTGGAAGGAAGGCTTCGGTCGGAATCCCAGCTCGGGCTGCTTGTGAAGCTGCCAGATGGGAGTTACCGATTTCCGGAACCAAAGCGCAAGCTGATTGGTTCGACTCTGAAATGAGTTCGATTCCGTGTGTCCAGGAATACTGGGCCACCCAAAGGGAGGGTCGAGAGACACCAACCTACCAATTGGTTGACGCACTGAGACTGACACTAGTCCCAAAAACGTTTAAATCCTTACGTGTCATCATGCCCAATACTACCTTAGGAGGCTACATTTCCTATGGCTTGGGCGAGATGATTCGCGTGAGGCTGCAAAGGAAAGGCTTTTGTATCAAGTCTCTGCAAATGAGACATAGGTACTTAGCCAAGGAAGGCAGCATCCATAAGCAATGGGTGACTGCTGACCTTTCTAGTGCTTCAGATTCCATATCTGTTGCGCTAGTTGAACGGCTTTTTCCCAAGGACTGGTTCGAGATTATGAATCGAACAAGAATTGGTAAAGTCGTTTTACCCAACGGCTCATGTATAGAAAGCAGAACCTTCTGTACTATGGGTATTGGGTATACATTTCCTCTGCAAACGTTAGTCTTCCTGTCTCTACTCAAAGCTATCGAGACCATGTTGTATAACCGTCTTGATAGGAGAACTATTTCTGTATACGGAGATGATATGATATACCATCGTCGTATGCACAAATGGGTTGTCTACTACTTTGAGCAGCTCTCATTCACTATTAATCTTGATAAGACCTTTAGTGAAGGAGGGTTCAGGGAGTCCTGTGGTGGTGATTACCACACAGGTGTGGACGTTAGGCCATTCCAACCGCAGAATGGCCCGGCATACTACGTAACTCCAAAGAGTTACGAGGCCATGCTTTACAAACTCATTAATGGTTTGTTAATGAGATGGTCAGAGCATGAGATACCTGAAACACTTCGATTCCTTCGTTCTGAATTAGTATCCACTTGTGGCAAGATTAAAATTGTCCCTAGTGGGTATCCAGACGATTCAGGAGTTCAAAGTGTAACCACCGCTGGTCCTTCATGGATTCCAGCGTATGAGAAAGTGTTTCCAAAGCACTTGGGACATGGCGTCTACCGCTTCTTCTATCTCAGCTTCAAACCTGAGATGAGGAAGGAGGTAAGACATGCCCCATATCTTTGGCTCACTCTCAATCGACGAGATCTTCGACTTGATTATCAAGGTCACGGAACTCATCGCGTGGTTCCTGCGAGCGTTGTTCTCAACACCATAGATGAACTTTGTGGTGTAAACGTCGCAGAACCTGTCCTCATTACGAGGCAGGTCAGGGATCAACGAGCTACTTCTTTACGAAGCTCGTGCCAAGGGCACCCAGACAATGAAGAATCTAGGGTGCAGTGCCAGACAGCGACCTTTGTGACGGTAAGTCACACAGGCCGCTACACTCGTCAGTCCGGTATCTCGTTGTACGGGAACCGCTGAACGCTAGCTTAGCTGGCGTTGAAATCTCATCTTGTAGAGATGAGTGCCCTCAAG